AAGACTTGAATACTCTTCTTTACACGGTCCTGAACATGGTGTATACTATAGAGGTAGATTGAGAGGTCACGATAGAATTGAACTGCCTGAGGTCTGGAGAGACCTTGTAGAAGAACTTTCTATTACAGTATCAATTACACCAATTGGTATGGAACAAAGTATTATTGTGAAAGGTATTCAGAATAATGAGGTCATACTAGGTTCAAACCCAGGTATTCCTATTGATTGTTATTATCATGTATATGGTGAACGAAAGGATGTACCAAGACTTAAAACGGAGGGGAAGGTTAAATCATGAAGGTACCTGACTTAAATGTAGGTAAGAGATTATTTGTTGGACTAGGAAACCCAGAATGTTTGGGTAGAGGACCAGCAGAAATTCGTGGATCTGGTTTTATACAAGGTCCTACCATTACCGGGACTCCAACTTTCCCTAATGTATGGGCCTCATCGATGATTGGCCCTCTTGTCAATCCAGAGTCAACACCTCCTCTAATTCCTGGTGGATTCTGTTACGGTCCTCCATCGAATCCATTCTCTTTGGCTGTTGTTGGTTCGACAGCTTTGATGGGTATGGTCAATACCAACGCTTCTGTTGTTGTTGGTCAACATGTGGCAGCACAAGGTGAAATAATTTCTAATTGTGGAGTTCATATTCTATCTCTTAAAAAGAACTTTGATATTCCTCATCCATCTAAAGATGGTTGGAGATTGAGACATACTTGTCCAGAAGGACCTACCAATGATGTATACTTTAGAGGAACACTAAAGGATAAAGATTATATTGACCTTCCTATATACTGGAAGGATTTTGTTCATAGAGAATCTATCACGGTCAGTTTGACACCAATAGGAACTCATCAAGACATTATCGTGAAGAACATTGACGAAGATAAAATATATCTTCAATCACGATCTGATGTCCCAATCCATTGTTTCTATCATGCTTATGCAGAGAGAAAAGATGGCGAAAGTTTGATTCCTGAGTATCCAGGTGAAACACCTGCAGATTATCCAGGAAATAACGATCAATATTCAATTGTAGGATACCATTACGATATTAAATCATGACAGACTCATTATTTGGTCCATTTAGGCCGGGCAACCCAGGAAAACAAGATTGTTCAGATGGTCAAGCCACAGGGTTACCATCAGCCAATTTCTCATATATTCAAAAGGCATTTAACAACTATGCCGAAGTTCCCACTCCCAACCCATATTCAAAACCTCAGTGTCCACCATACTATCATTCTACTGCACAGATTGATCAACTTCGAGTTAATGCCACGTTAGCTGGTGCTACTGCAACTTTCTCCGGTACAGTTACTGCTCCTACATTCCAAGGAAATATCAACGTCCAGTCGTGGAAAGGATTTGATATCAAACACCCTAACAAAGAGGGTCATAGACTGAGACATATCTGTATGGAGGGTCCAGAGGCTGGTGTTTATATTAGAGGAAAGTGTACAGGCACTACGATTACATGTCCTACATATTGGCAAGGATTAGTTGATCCTGAGTCAATCAGTGTCAATCTGACTCCAATTGGTTCTTATCAAGAACTTTTTATTGAGTCAATTGAATGGGGTAAGAGAATACAGATTAGAAACAATCTGGGTGGTCCTATTGAGTGTTTCTATACGATTACCGCACAAAGAATTGATGGAGAACCATTGATTGTTGAGTATGAAGGTGATACTCCTGCCAAATATCCAGGTAGTTCTGATCAGTTCTCTATTTCAGGATACGACTACGATGTCAGAGGCCAGAAGAAGAACTAGCACACACCCACTTGACTGAGGTACCCAGAACCGTTATACTAGTAGAGTAGACAGGAGTTCAATGACCTACAAACCACAAGAAGAAGATCAAGACTTTTTGACCCGTGTTGTGGTCGATGCAAGTCTTCGTAAGTTTTATCTTTACTCAAGTGATGGTAATAGTAAAACTATTGATTGTGAGAATGTAGACCAATTCATGAATGTCCTTGAATTGGTCCGTGCATTGATTAAAGAAGACGACATTGTTTACGCAGAACCTTTGGTTACTTCTGCAGAATGAACCGTCCAGACCTTTACGAAGAAATTCTAAACTGTTACGAATATGAGACCAGAAACCCGTCAGTCTATGGAAATGTTGTTTGTTGCCAAATGGAATCTTCCCAAGGCAGCAAAGAATTGCAACTTAACTCAAAAGGAGATGAAAATTACCTTCAATGAGTATTGTGTTTTTCATCCACCAACTTGGAAGGGAGAATGAGTCAATTATTTTTGGTTGACATTGGTGAGGATAGATGTGTTACTCACGATGGACATGTTCAATTGGGTATCTTTAATCATACAGTAGAGAAACATCTTGAGTTGTGTCCTGACCAAGAATGGCAGGTAACATATTGGATGCCTGATCCACTGGGGTTACGATACAAACGAGCAAACTTTCAACATACGATAAAGGCAAACGAAGGTTCTGCTAGAACTGATAATGCTGGTGATAGTCGTCCCAGAGACTTCCCTGACCAAGCAATAAACAGATTAGAACGCACATTATAAAGATTACTATATAAAATAAAGGGGTCGAATGAATATACAACTTTGGTACTCTGAACCCATGAGAGAATGGAGATGGTCTCTTGTATCTGATATAGATTCAAATGACCAACATTCTGGTGGACAGGAGGACTTACGAGACGCAATGAATGATGTGGCAAATACTGTAGAATATTTACTTGACACAGATATGAATCCGTAATATAATATAAGTTCCTTCCGTGTGAATTAGTGCCACTCTGTGGTAATAGACACTTTCCTAAATAGAAAGTGTCTTTTTTTATGTTATGAGAACTAAAGAAGAATTAGAAGCGGCCGTCGCCGGTGCCCGTAGTCTGTCAGATATCTGTCAAAAACTGGGTCTCAACAAATCATCCCGAACTTTTACATCTATCAGGGCGCAACTCGATAGATATGGAATAAAAGTATGTTATGTAGAACGAGAATATAAGAAATGGACGCACGAAGAGATTTTCTGTGAAAACTCCGAATATGGTAATAAGGGCGTCAGAAAGAAAATCTTCCAAGATAAACTAATTGACTATGAGTGTCAGGTGTGTGGTATTACGGAGTGGCGGGATAAACCCATTACTTTACAACTCGACCACATCAATGGTAAGAATAATGACAATAGACTTGACAACTTACGATTTTTGTGCCCAAACTGTCATGCACAGACCGAAACATGGGGTAACAGATAAGTTATAAATATCTAATAATGACTAACGTGTCGGTAAGATGCCTCTATCTCGATTAGATAACTTTCTAAAGAACGTAAAAGGAAATATTTTATATGTTGACCCTAGTAATCTAGACGCAACAGATGGTATTGAGAACCAAGGTAACTCTTTTGCCCGACCATTCAAAACTCTACAAAGAGCATTGATTGAGGCATCTAGATTTTCTTATCAGAGAGGTCTTGATAATGATAGATTTGAGAAAACTTCAATCTATCTGTTCCCTGGTACACATTATATTGATAACAGACCGGGTTGGATTCCAACAGGGTCTAATACTTTCTTGTTGAGAAGTGGTGTTAACTCGAATGATTTTCAGTCATTCAGTAATACATCTAACTTTGATATTACCGATGGTAATAACATTCTTTATAAACTGAATAGTATTCATGGTGGAGTCATTATCCCCAGAGGTGTGTCCATTATTGGTCAGGATTTAAGAAAGACTGTTATCAGACCAATCTATGTTCCTAATCCAGAAAATAATTTAATCGAAAGATCCGCAATCTTTAGATTGACTGGTGGATGTTACATGTTCCAGTTTACCTTGAAGGATGCTGATACCCAGAAACCCGCATATAAAGATTACAGTCCTTCTACATTCACACCAACATTCTCTCACCATAGACTTACATCTTTCGAGTATGCAGATGGTAAGAACAATGTAAATATCAATGATGATTTCATTAACTATACTACAGATCGTACTGATCTAGAAATGTATTATGAAAAGGTTGGTATTGCATATGGTTCTGCAAGTGGAAGAGAGATTGAACCTGATTATCCAAATGCAAACGTTGATATTCAACCCAAGATTGATGAATATCGTATTGTTGGGCCAGTATCTGGTTCAGTCGGTATCAGTAGTATCAAGGCTGGTGATGGTATTACTCCTTCTACTCAAGTCAACGTAAAACTTTCTGCTGGTATTTTTGGTCTAAACGTTGATACCAATGTTATCATCAACAATGTAAGTGATACAAGATATAATGGTACGTATCTTGTAAACCAAGTGTTAGATACTAATGCTGACGGTGTTACAGAGTTTACATATGAACTTCCAGTACCTCCTGCTAATGCACTACCAAATCCTCTAGGTTCTTCTGTAGAACTTTCTTCTGATACCGTAACCAGTGCATCACCATACATCTTCAACATCTCACAGAGATCTGTTTATGGTATGTGTGGCATGCATGCCGACGGCAGTAAGGCAGATGGATTTAAGTCCATGGTTGTTGCACAATTCACTGGAATTGGTCTTCAAGTTGATGATAGAGCTTTTGTAAGGTATAATACTACAAGTGGTTCATTTGATGACTCCAATGTAGTTGCTAATTTACATACAGATATTAATGCTGTATATAAACCACAATATGTAAATTATCACATCAAGGCATCAAACAATTCTTTGATTCAGTTGGTTTCTATCTTTGCTATTGGTTATGCAGAACAATTCTTAACTGAATCTGGTGGTGACTTCTCGGTTACTAACTCCAATTCAAACTTTGGACAAACCGCACTTATTTCTAGAGGTTATAGAGATAAGGCATTTACTCAAGATGATGTTGGATATATCACACAAATTATTCCACCACAATCACTCAAACCTGAATTTACTACAGTTGAATATCCCTCAATTGATATTACAAAAACTGTAGGTGTAGCAGATACAAGTAGAATGTATCTCTATAACTATACCAATCAAGATGTACAACCTCCAAGTGTAGTTAACGGTTATAGATTTGGTGCAAACAATAACGAGACATTGAATGTTGTTATTCCAGTAGGAGGACAGACTGAAGTCTTTAGAGCAAGAGTCGTTATGGACGACACTGCATATGCAACAAAGAAAATAACTGGAAGAAAACTTGCAAGAGTTGGTAGAAATGTTTCTACTGGTAATAGTATTACAAACTCTACCCTAATGTTTACTGAGGATCATCAGTTCAAACAAGGTGAGACTATAAGAGCCATTTCAAATAATGGAAGACTTCCTGATGGTCTTGATAGTAATAGAGTTTATTTTGCAATTGTTGACGGTCTACCATCAAACCAAATACAACTAGCACAGTCATTCAACGATTCTTTGACTGGTAACAAGGTTGGTATTAATAATCTTGGTGATACTATTATTGTAGAGAGTAGAGTTAATGATAAAGACCCTGGTGATGTAGGACATCCTATTCAATATGATGTTGATGAATCTCAATGGTATGTAAATGTATCATCTGCATCAACAGAGAACAATTTGTTTTCTAAATTGAATGGTGGTGGACTTGGAAATATTACTTCTAGAACATATACCATTAGAAAGAAAGATTCTAGACAGTCTGATGATAGAATTGTACAGTTGAGATTTGTTATTCCTGCAAACACTGGAGTATCTTCTGCAAGACAACCACTAGATGGTTTTATTCTTCAAGAATCAAGTGATGTTACTGGTTCAACTAATGCAGAAGTTGCATTGGAGTTTAATCCAGGTTCTGTGACAATGAGTAATGACTCTCAGATGAGAAACTTTAGTTTCATCTCGGGTGTTGATTATAAAGCAGGAATTACATACTATTCGACAGAACAACCACATAGACTTTCTATTGGTTCTACTGTTGTTATTAATAATGTAAGAAGTACTTTGTTCCCAACGGTTGGTACAGGTAACTCTGGTTACAATGGTACATACGAAGTTACTGGTATTGCAAGTGCAAAGACATTTACTGTAAATTCCATTCCTCTTTCTGCCGGTACATTTATTAACGATACATCACAGAGAACTACTGAACTTCCAACTTTCTCTAGAAGAAACCTTGCGAAAGATTTTTATGTTTATGATGTACAAACTATCAATGAGTATATCAATGGGGAACAAGATGGTGTTTACCACCTGTCGATAATCAATTCTTCGAACGAACCAAAAGTTTTCCCATTCAACAATAATAATTATGCGTTCTCACAACCAATCACTAACTACTACCCACAGTTAGATAGAGATAACCCAGTCACAGATGCACCAGCATCCGCGTGTTATGCACTTTCTGATAATATTGGTTCGGTCTCAATCAATGACCCAAAAAATAGTATCACTACTGAAACACTGGAAGACCTGTTCATTCAGGTTGGTGTTGCAATTACCGGAATTATATCGAACAATGTAGGAACTGCATATACTATCTTTACCCAATACGACCATGGTTTGAATAGAATTACTGTTCCAACTATCAATAACCCTGGTGCAGGATATGGTGACGGTTCAAATACAATTCAATATTACTATAACGCAAAACTTCAAAACATTACAAGTGGATCGATCGGTGATTTTGGTACTGGACTAGTCACTATCGATGGAACATCTGCTGGTGAGATTATTGATATTCAGATTATGGATGGTGGTTCAGCTTTTGCTGCTGGTGATGAATTACGAGTCGTTGGTATTGCAACAACAACTGGATTCAGTGCAGCCACTGGTAGTGTAAACAAAATTTATGATAACAGAGGAGACACTCTTTTGATATCTGGTATCGATAGTTATGATGGTAAGAAATATAATAGTTTCTATAGAATTTCTGCAATTTCAGAAACTAATGAGATTGAAGTAACTCCAGTATTAGGTTCTCCTGGTATTAGTACGTTGGGATTAACTCCAGACCAGGTATTTGGTGGTGGTTTCACTATCATTGGACCATCTTATGACACCGATAGTTTTGTTTATAATAAAAATGTTGGTATTGCAACGATAACAACTAAATTCAATAATAACTTTAGAGTTAATAATTCTGTTATTGTAAGTGGTGCAGGACAAACATTCTATAACGGTTCGTTTGTTTGTATCGATAAGATTGGACTTACTACTGTAGTTCTTGATGTAGGTATCAATACAGTTACTCCTACAATTGATGGAACTATCAGACTATTCCCATCCGGTTCTTCTGGAAACTTCGGCGACCTTATTTCAAGAAACGGAAGACTTTCTGGTAGAGAGAGTCAAATCTACGCAGGTATCTCTACTACACTTTCTACAGCAGTTACTAGTAAAACAACTGATACTATTAATGTCAATAACATGACTGATTATGACTTTAGAATCGGTGATTTTCTTAGAGTTGATGATGAGTTGATGAGAATTAAAACTACAGTCAGTAGAATAGGTGGAACTACACAACTTAAAGTATTTAGAGGTGTATATGGTTCTATTGCAAACACTCATGTAAATGGTGCAGTTATTAATCGGGTTACATTCTACCCTGTTGAATTTAGAAGGAACTCAATTATTAGAGCATCTGGTCATACCTTTGAATATATTGGTTATGGTCCTGGTAACTACTCAACCGCATTCCCAGATAAACAGACGAAGAGACTTACATTATCTCAACAAATCAATGCCCAATCTCAAACGATTTCAGGTGGTGTTGTCAACTATACCGGTATGAATGATAGAGGTGACTTCTTCATTGGTAACAAGAGAATTGCATCTAACACAGGTAGAGAACAAGTATTTGATACTCCAGTTCAAACATATACTGGTGAAGACCCATATTCAAGTGGTATTTCTGATGATGTATCTGACTTCAACTATATTGAAGGTTCTATCTTTAAGGTTGAAAGAAACATAATGGTTGATGGTGGTGATAAAGGTAATGTCCTTTCTCAGTTCAATGGACCTGTAGAATTTACTAAAAAGGTTATCAGTACATCAGATGAAGGTTTTGAAACTAATAGTGTCTTTATTCAAGGTAATGCTCAAGTTTCAAGAAAGTTGACTGTTGGTATAGCTATCCCGACAGAGGCTGGTACTCCTGGTGATATTGTATTCAATGCCAATCCTACGAATAGTGGAACAGTTGGTTGGGTCTATACAACAAACAATCAGTGGAGAACCTTCGGAGTTATTAGTTGATAAATAAAAATAATAATTCCTGATTAGCAAGATAAATGGCAGTAGATAAGGATTTTGTCGTAAGAAATGGCATTCAAGTCAATGAAAATTTAATCTATGCTGACGCCGATAGTGACAAAATTGGTATTGGAACTACAACACCTGATAAGAAACTTGTAATTATTGGTGATAGTGAGGTTAGTAAACGACTAGCAGTTGGTACCACCATTACTGCACAGAGACTTGTAACTACGGGTGTATCTACCTCTAATATGGGTCTTGAAGTAGGTGTTGGTGGAACCGCATTTACTAGTTCTACTTTTACCAAAAAAATTGGAATTAACTCTTCAATTCCTGCATATACTCTGGATGTTATCGGACCAGTTTCGATTGGTCAGACTGCAGAGTATGTTTATGGTGACCTGACAGTTACTGGTAATATTAAAGCAACATCTTTGGCAGGTCAAATTTCTGCTGGTGGAACTGTTGGCTTTACAAATGTCACAGTAACCAATACATTACTTGCAAATAGTGCAGAATTATATACTAAATTTACAGTAGAAGAATTTAATAGTGATACCTATAGATTTATAGCTGGAACTGGAGACCCGGTAGGTGTTGGTTTTACGCAAAATACCGATAACCCAGACCTTTACTTATTGAGAGGAAATAAGTATGAATTCCATGTAGATTCTGGTGGTTTCCCATTCTATATTAAGACTACACCTACTGCAGACTTGAATAATATCTACAATAATGGTGTAGATGGTAATGGTACTCAGGTTGGTATTCTGACTATCAGAGTTCCATTTAATGCACCGAATACACTTTACTACCAGGCATCTAACGTTGCTGGTATGGGTGCAACAATATATCTACAGAATAATGGTACCGATATTGATGTTGGTTTTGCAACAGTTAGAAGAAGATTAGATAGTGATGGTTATGCAGATTTTGAGAATATCTATGTATCGGGTATCGGTACAATCAATAACATCAAGAGTAATAACTACAGTGTAAGTGCTGGTATTGTTACAGTAAGACAGGACCAAACAGCGTTCATTGGTGTTTCTACTGGTGCGGATAGAGTTAGTGTTCAGACTACAAGTAGTAGTGCTACGCATCAGGTTTCTTTTGTAAACAATGTAGGTCTGGGTTCAAACTACCCACTGCACTTAATTGACTCCGATGTTAATCAATTAACCTATGTTCCTTCTACAAATGTACTATCTTGTACTAGATTTGTAGGTAATGTATCTGGTATTGCTACTGGTGCTGATAATATCAATGTAGATAAGATAAACACCAACACTGATTATCAGGTCATCTTCAGTGAGCAAGGTGCAACTGATTATAAGAGGATGTATATCGATACTGATAGTAGTCATCTAACATATAATCCATCTACAGAAACTCTTACTGTTGAAAATATCATTGGTAATCTCTTTGGTATTGCAACAAATGCGAACTTTATCAATGTAGATACCAATACACAGAACACCAACCATCAAGTATTATTCAGTGCTAATCAAGGTGGTGGATTCCAAAGACCTTATATTGATTCTCAAAGCACTGAACTGACATATAATCCATCAACAAATACATTCTCTGTTTCAAACCTTGTTGGTGATTTGGTTGGTGATGTAACTGGTAATCTGACTGGTGTTTCGTTGAATGCAGACTTTATCAATGTAGATGAAACGGGTTCTAATGTAGATTACCAGGTATTGTTCAGTACCAATCAAGCTGCTGGATACCAAAGACCTTTTATTGATAGTGTTTCTGGTCAATTTATCTACAACCCATCAACTAATCGACTGACCGTAGGAAACTTTACCGGTAATGGTGCAGGTCTTACTGATCTTGCTGGTGATAAGATTACTACGGGTACGATTTCTCCTGCAAGACTACCTTCCGCAACAAACTCAATTCAAGGTGCGGTTATTGTCAATAACACTTACCCACCCACAGGTACTTCTACTGTTCAACCTCCAAGTGTTGACGCATTTAGAAGACTATATGATGCCGTAGGAAATTTTATTCCTTCTGGCACAAAAATGTTGTTCTATCAGGCTTCTGCACCAACCGGTTGGACAAAACTAACTGGTGATGATAACAAAACATTACGTGTTGTTTCCGGTTCTGGTGGTGGTTCTGGTGGTACCAATTCCTTTACTAGTGCATTTTCTGAGAGAAGTGTTCCCCTCACGGCACATAATCATACTGGTAATGTAAGTGACCAGAGTAATAATCATACTCATAGTGGAAGTACTGGAAATCAAAGTTCCAATCATACTCACGGTGGAAGTACTGGAAATGCAAGTGCCAATCATAACCACCCTATGAACAGTGGTAGTGCCAGTGGTCAGTTTGTAGAGAATATTGGTAAGCAGAGAGCTGGATATCAGAGTGGAGATAGATCAGCTGTTGATGATATTGGTGTTGGTAGAGCTAGTGTAAGGTACACACAACAAAACACTAACTCATCAGGAGCAGCCCACACTCACAGTTTTAATACCGGAAATAACAATAGGAATCACAGCCATAGTTTTAATACGGGTGGGATAAGTTCTAATCACAGACACAATCTCAGTATCTCTAATGAGGGCTCTTCTTCTGCAAATATGGACTTTAGAGTCCAATATATTGATGTGATTGTTTGTAAAAAGGACTAAATATTCTTATTCACCCCCTATCATAGGGGGGTTAATGGGTGTTATTTGAGCAACATTGATTCCCTGTTGAAGGGCATGAGCATAAAGTTGTTGATTTTGATGATTTGCTTCTACTACTTCATTTCTGAAACTTTCTACAGCAGCTCCAGTTTGATTTGACTTTTGTGCAATCTCTACTGCCATCATAGGCATCCAAGACATGGCACATTTCCATTCATCAATTTCTTGACCGGTATTAGGATTTGTTCCTCTTACACATGTGTACCAAGCACACTTTTCTTCAACACACTTCTTTTGGATTAACGGACAGAATTCGCCTTTTTTCATGATATATCATCATACCTGAAAAATATTTATATGTATCGGGTATAAATAAAAACAACGGATAAAACATTATAGATAATGTCTTTACTTAGGGCCGACAAGATAACCAATAGGTTCAATAACAGTGGTCCTATTATTGTAGGTCCTTCTACGGTAAGTGGAAATTTTACTGTTACTGGAATACTTACCGCACTGGGTATTGGGGTAACGAACGATGTCCTGGTTGGTGGGGGATTAACTACAAAGTTTCTTACCGCAACCAATAGTGCATCATTATTTAATTCATCTCTTACTGGCATCACCACTGCCGGTATTATCACTAATGCAACTTATTTTGGTGATGGAGTAAATCTAACAGGTATTGTAACTGAGGTTCAATCTGGTAGTGGTATTTTAGTTACACCACCGTCCGGTAAAGGAAAGGTAACAGTCTCTGTAACATCTGCTCCTTTAGCAGATTATGCAGATAATGCTGGTATAGCAACAGATATTAAAGGTGGTGCAGCTGGAGCAGTTTTATATCAAGCTGGATTAAATGATACTGGATTTACTGCTGTTGGAAATAATTTACAAATCCTTCAATCTACTGGAAACGGATCTCCAATCTGGGTTGACCCGGTTGCTACTGTAGTATCTTTTGCTTCTAGTTCAGGTATTACCTCAAACTTATCTGGAGGTTCTGCTGGTAGAATTCCGATACAGACTGCTCCTGACACGACTACATTTTTACCAATTGGTCCTGCAGGAAAACTTCTTTTAGGTCAAGGTACTAATTTACCAATTTGGATTGACCCTAAAGCAACTCTGGATGTAAGATATGCAAGATTATCTGGTATATCCACTAGTGTTATTGGTGGTATTGCCTCAGTTACACAACTAAATGTCAGTGGTATTACTAGTACTCAGACATTAGAAGTTGCTGGTTTAGGATCGATCTCACAACTAAATGTATCAGGCACTGCTAATATTGGTGATGCAAATGTAACTGGCACTACCACATTAGCTACACTTGGAGTTACTGGTCTTACTACCACAAATGACTTGGTTGTATCTGGAATAACATCTCTTAGTGAAACATTATTTGTTTCTGGTATTACTACACTCGCGTCTGATGGTGGTATTACTACAACAGGTGGAGATCTTTATGTTGGTGGAGATCTTCAAGTTGATCAAATTGATAGTAATAACCTGAATATTACTGGTATTGCAACAATCAACCAGTTAGGTGTCACTGGTCTTGCGACAACAAAGGACTTACTTGTAACTGGTATTTCAACTTTTGCTGGTTTCTCGACATTTATAAGTGGTGTTTATGTAAGTGGTATTGCATCAGTAGGTGCAGCAATTACAATGTATCCAACAGCGGGTATTGTAAGTGCAACATCATTTTATGGTGACGGCGCTAACCTTACTAATGTTGTTGGTTTAGTATCTGTCACAAATCAAATTTACGTTACACCTGATGGTGATGATGAAAATGATGGTTATTTGTTATCTACCGCAAAGAGGACAGTCGGTTCCGCTGTTACTATCGCACAAGCATCCACAGTCATTAGAATTTCTGCTGGTAATTATCAAGAGAATAATCCAATTATTCTTCCTGAACAAGTCACACTTCTTGGTGATAGTTTAAGGGAAGTTTCAATTATTCCACAAAACCGTGATAAGGATTTAATTTATGTTGCAAATGGAAGTTATGTAGAAAACATGACTTTTACTGGAACATTGGATGAAGGTAAAGCAATTATTGCATTCAACCCAGAGAAACCATCATATGTAACACAGGGTCCGTATATTAGAAATTGTACAAACTTCATTTCCAATAGTATTGGTATGAAGATCGATGGTAATCATGTTCTCGGTCCTACCAGAGCAATGAATGTTGATAGTTACACTCAACTTAATCAAGGTGGTATTGGTGTTTCTGTCTCTAATGAGGGTTATGCACAATTAGTTTCTATCTTCACCATTTATAATGATCAAAGTATTGTTTGTATCAATGGTGGACAATGTGATCTTACAAACTCCAACTCTTCATTTGGTAGATTAGGTTTAGTTGCTGATGGTATAGGACCCCAAAACTTCATTGGTACTGTGAGTGAGTTTGTATCTGCAGATACAAATCAATTTCCAATTAACCTCGGTGTTGATAGTATCAATGTTACAAATGCAACATACGATAATGTAACTGGTCTCACTACAATTACAACGGCAACCGATCATGGTTTCAATGTTGGTATGTCAGTCTCAATGAGAAACTTGAAGTTCTCTTGTGATTCTAAAGATGTTGTGAGAGAAGTTTCAGTCACACAACAAATTCCATTCAATGTATCTAATGCAGATTACACTGAATCAACCGGTATAATGACTGTTACTACCGGTACGAATCATAACTTTAATAGAAGATCTACAATTGACTTAAGTCAATTAGTATTCCAGTGTAATTCTGGTGGTGGACTATCTACTGCATTTTTTCCACCTGGTGGTGGTGATGGTAATGGTCCTACAACAAGCAGATTTATTGTTGACGAAATTCCAGCAAACAATCAATTTGTTGTTGATGTAGGAATTTCGACAATTACACACTCATATGTTGAGGGTGGTACTTCAACACTAAGACCTTCACTGTTCGGTGTTTCTACAGCAACATATACCGCATCAACCGGTATCATGACTGTCACTACGAACTCTGATCATAATCTGACTTATAAGTCTGCAGTTAATCTTAATAACCTAGTATTCAGATGTAATTCTGGTGGTGGATTCTCTACAGCGTTATTCCCACCTGCAGCTGGTGATGGTAATGGAGCAACTACTTCAAGATTCAGTGTTCAAGAAATTCCTGACGATAACGTATTCGTAGTTAATGTTGGTATTTCTACAATTGATCATGAATTTGTTGAGGGCGGAACTGCAACTAACACTCCATATTACGGTGTTACCAATGCGATATATAATTCTACAACTGGTATCATGACAGTTTCTACAGATGTAGAACATAATATTGTTACTGGTATCAGTGTTACGATGACCAATTTAGTATTCCAGTGTAATTCTGGTGGTGGATTCTCTACAGCATTCTTCCCACCTGCAGCTGGTGATGGTAATGGTTTACCTAATCATGTATTTGATGTTATCAGTGTGGGACCAAAAGACATTACAGTTAATGTTGGTCCTTCAACAATTTCTCACACATATATTGATAGTGGTCAAGTAGCAATTAGTACTATTGCATCATTCCCTAACGGATCATTTGGAAATATCTTCACAGTAACTGATATTGCGTCACCAACAGAATTTAATTCTTATGTTGGTGTTTCTACTTACCCTTCACTTTACCACTCTGGTGGTCAAGTAGAGACTTTTATCACTAGACCCTTTGATGGTCAGGTTGTATATTTGGATTCTATTTACAATAGTATTAAAGATGTAACTATTACTAATGGTGGTAGTGGATATACAACTCCACCTAAGGTAACTTTCTCAAATCCTTCAGAATCTTGGGGTATCAAGGCAACAGCTGTTGCAATATTGACAGGTGATAAAGTTACTGACATAGATATGATTTCTAATGGTAGAGGCTATACTGGAACTCCAACTGTAACCTTTGAAGGAAGTGCTACAGGTGACCCTGAAATATTACCTACATACTATGTGGTTAGTAGTTCAACTCCTATAGTTAGTGGTATTACTACAGTTACATTTACTGACAATGTGCCCTATGCGGTTGGTGTAGGAACAACAGTTCCATTCTTCAAACAAAGTAGAGTACTTGCTTCATCACAAGCATTTGAATATATTGGTTCTGGAAATACAGCACTTACTGCTCTTCCTCAAAGAGGTGGTATAGCTATACCAGAAAATGAAATTGTAAATAAAAATGGAGGTCTGGTTATTTTTACTTCTACTGATCAGGCAGGTAACTTTAAAATTGGTGAAGGAGTTATCATTAATCAATTAGAAGGTTCTATTACTGGTGATGCTTACAATAGAAGTTTATTTGCCAGTATTACACCTTACATTCTCGCACTAGGAGGAGATTAATAAAATGGCGTTAGCCCTCAATAATTACGAAACAGTCACAGGTATTGTTACTACTGGACCAGTAAATATCTATACTGCCCCAGTTGGATATAGTGCTATTATTCTTTTAGCACAAACTGCAAATGTTGGTAATAATACACAAACTATTACATTTGCTCACGAAAGAAATGTAACAGGTATTGCTGTAACTACTGATTACTACAAAATTTT